TCATGCACGATCCAGTTAATCACCCCCGTCACTACGCAAAGAATGGCGGCATTGAATGCATTGAGGCTATTGAGGCTTCAATGGATACAGACGACTTTCGTGGCTTTCTCAAGGGTAATGTTATTAAATATATGTGGCGCTATGAAGATAAGAATGGCTTAGAAGATTTAAAGAAAGCTGGCTGGTATCTTGATCTTCTTATTTTCTCCATGGAGAACGAACCGGAGCAGCACCCACTAGAAGCCTTTGATGATCCTTCTATCGAATGCAAAGATGGCGTTTGCCCCATTCCCGGTATTCGCTTTGACCTTCCCGGTAGGCAAGTCACGTTTGAACCAATTCAAGATTAAGCAGCAGTAGCGCAAAGGCCCCATAAGGGGCCTTTTTCATGCTCAATTTTTTCGTGAATGGGCAAAGCAAGCCCTTTCTTTTCGCACCATTGCTCCAGATCCTTCTGATCAGTGTGGGCGCTAATAAAGCTATTGCAATACACCCACGCCATCACCAGTTCTTCACGCCTCTCGCTCCAGAAAGGCTGCACTCTCCACCACTCAAGAATAGGGGAGTTGCCCTTGTGAAGATTGCAGCTTTGACACGCTGGAAGCATGTTCCACTTACTGAAATGGGGGCCGCCTTTACTCTTTGGGACAATGTGATCAATTGTCAGTTTTTCTTTCCATTCCCCGCAGTAAGCACAGGCACATTGACCAAACGGCCCTCGCAGGAAATAGTCTTCAAAAATACTCTTACGAAATCTACGTTTTGCGTCACCAGGGCGAAGTTCAATGAGAGAATGCAACAGCTCATCGGGACCATTCGCTCTAAGCATGGCACTATTAAATTGTCGTGACCACAATCTAACGTGAAATATTTGCTCATGAATTTTGTAGAATATTTTTATTGATTGATGGCTATGGACAGTTTCAAGGACGGCCTTGCAAATTTTGTAGCCACCATCACGGCTGGCATGCTCCTATCAACTGGCGCCATGCTTATCGCAGTGGGCACACAACAGGCAAGAGTGGCTGTGCAAATTGAAACTGTCACAGAAAAACTCAGCACTCTCACTGACAAGATGGGAGAAATGGAAAGCAGAGTGCGGAATTTAGAGATTGAGCGCTAGGCTATTTACATAATTCCCTTGCATTGTTCATCATGAGCGGCGCAGAATGGTTTGTGATTGGTGGTATTCTTATTGCTGCCGCTGATCAAATTCTTGATCGTTCCCCCTGGAAAAGCAATAACGTGCTCCAGCTTCTACTGGAAGGCCTGAAGACTATCTTCCGCGTAAAAGGCTAAGACCGTGTGGTCTTCTAATCGAGCCTTCTGGGATGAATGCTTCCAGCTCGCTCGCCAGTACGGTGCTCGCTACCCTGAGCTTGCCGCTGCACAATGCTGCCTTGAAAGCGGCTTTGGGAAGCACACGTCTGGCCGTCATAACTACCTAGGTATCAAGGGCGATGGCACTACTACTTCCACGCAGGAATGGTACGACGGTCAGTGGGTGACCATCAAGGCTGGTTTTCTTGACTTTCCTAGTCTCGCTGCATGCATTGAATACTTAGTCACGCGATGGTACAAAGATTATCGCCACTTTAAAGGCGTTAATCATGCGCCAAATCGTTATGCTGCAGCTCGCATGCTTAAAGAGCAATCGTATGCAACTGACCCCACCTATCCTTCAAAGCTTTCAGGGCTAATGAAGGAATATGCTCCAGAATCCACTAAAACTATTATGACTGGCCCCAAGAAGCGTCCGCAAGATTTTGGTTTCAAGAAAGGCGATTCACATTTGATTGTGAACGATGCCGTTGAAACAATGAAAGCTTTTTCTTTTGAAGGGAAGCTTCTATGGGAAATCCCTTGCCTTGCTCGCGGTCAATATAGTGATTTTGAATGGAAGATTACTAATTCAGACACTCCGCCTGGCCTGTACAAAATTGGCGCCATTTATAAAGACTATGAGAAAGTAGGCGACAAGCCCGCTTATGATCGCACTCTTATGGCTTATGGCTGGTATAGCTTCGACATGGTGGAGCTAGAAAATCAAGAAGCAGGCAATGGTAGGGCAGGAATTATGGTGCATGGTGGCGGCAGCGCTAATGGCTGGCCCGGTGCATGGGCTCCCAAGCAGCCCCTTGTTCCCACTCATGGTTGTGTGCGTTGTCACAATGTTGATCTTCGCGATAAGATTCTGCCCCTCGCTAAAACTGGCACAATCTTTATTTCCGTGTTTCAAGAAGGCTAGTTATTCGCCATTCGCAAATAGCAAATGAGCAAGCAATCCTGGCTTAATGCTTTCTGTTATGAACTAGGCTTATGGGCCGCTCAAAAGCGGCCCTCTCTCGCTTTGCAACCATGGTTCAAAATGCTCATGGCTTATTGCAGGCCAGACTGGGTAGAATGGAAGACGAAAATTGTCATGGAGAAAGTAGACGAGCAGGCTGCAACGCTCGTCAAGCAATGGGAAAAAGAAGAGCGTGGATCAAAAGCAAATGCTCTCGCTGAACAGGCTCATAAACTCTTCCCTGATGCCAAGGTGACGCCCCTTCCTGATGCCATTGTTCCGTCGGTGCTCATTGAAAAAGCCCCGCCAGCGCATGCCAGCGAGGCCGTGAAGGCTCTTGGTGGAGAGCTGCGGATTACGTACCAGCTCCCAAGCCAAGAAGCGCCCTGAGGCGCTTCCACTTAGCTAGCTCTTTCTCGTGGTAGGTTTCCCACTCGCTAATAGCTTCGCCTAGTCCCTTGATGGCAACGGCAGGATCATCGTCTGTGAGAAGCTCTTGAAGAGCCTCGGAGATGTGATCCACTTGCTGCTTGTACCAATCGCTCTTTGCAACACAAGTAAAAGCCATAGAGGAGGCGGCATCATGCCGCCTCAGTTTAGCCCTCTCAATGATGGCAATTCAAGAAGATGCTACTTTTGCAGCAGTGCCAACAGCGCCCTCTTCTGTTCCTCCGTCAGGCTAGCCAGTGGATCATTCGCTTCCGTCTGTGGCTCTTGATAAACGGGATAGAGGTTGTCAGGGTCGGCCACTGCAGTGCAGCCTTCAGGCGGTTGCCAGTCGGACTCACCATCCCAAAGAATGCGATTAATGCATTTCCCTTCAGTGTTTAAAACTGCATACTGCATCGTTACCAGCTCCAAATACGAACAACGCCTGCGCCGCCATTGCCTCCGGCACCTGAATTGGCTCCGTTCAATGAGGCGCCTCCACCTCCTCCTCCGCCTCCAGGGAATGCGCCATCACCACCTGTTTTTACAGAAGAGGATCCACCACCTCCTCCTCCATCTCCATAAGTAGGGCCAACTCCACCAGCAGTTGCTCCACTACCTGCAGTGCCTCCACCACCATTAGTGCTAGCTCCGTAAGAATTTTGCTTCTGATGAGAAAAACCTTGTCCGCCTGATCCTCCATTGGCAGTAACGTTACTTGATGCAATGCTTCCTCCTGCACCACCACCACCGGGACCTAGGTTAGACCTAAACCCATTACTTCCGGTGCCAGTAGTCGTTGAATCGCCGCCGCCAGCGCCAAAGATTAGTGTGGCTGTGCCAAAGGAACTTGCATCTCCACCTGCAGCAATCGCCGTTGATCCTCCGTTTCCGTTATTACCTGGTGCAGCCAAGACCAAAGATCCAAAAGAAGATCCTCCCCCGTCTGTACCTGGATTTCCGTTTGTTGATGTTGCAGTGACCGCTGCGCCACCAGTGCCGCCTGCGCCAACGGTAACTGTCTCAGTAGCACCAACAATGGAAGCAGGCATGTACCGGCTAACCCAAAGACCGCCGCCACCGCCACCGCCGCCGCAACGCGTAGTGGCTGATGCGCCTTGTCTTCCTGATCCGCCGCCAGCGCCACCAGCAACACATTCCACATAGACAAAAGTAACGCCTGCGGGTTTTGTCCACGTACCACTGCTGGTGAACTCTTGATAATCAGCCGCACTACTGCCGCCACCGGCCCCAATCTCCACCATGGAGCCAGCGGCGTTCTTGATATAAAACTTTCCTGCTGTCTTATCCCAAGCGGGTTCACCAATGTCAAAATCAACTCCGCTGGGAACCGTTGTGCCATTACGAAGAATGATCTTATTTTGACGAGGCATTAAAAAGTTCCTCCATCAACCGTGCTATTTGTATCAAGATAGTCGGTGCCAGCGGTGGCGACAGTAAAGGCAGAAGCGCCATTGCCCTTAATAATACCAGTGAGAGTCGTGGCGCCAGTGCCACCATCTCCTACCGCCAATGTGCCAGTAATACTAGATGCACCAAGATCAAGCGCAAGCTCTGTGCTTTCAATGACTAAGCCACCATTGGCCTTTAAATCAACTGATAATGTGCCTCCAGCAAGATCAAGACCATCACCAGCCGCAAAACTTACACCAGTAGATTCAATGGTGATACTGCCAGCACCATTTGTAATTGAAATGCCACTGCCCGCAGTCAACGTGGCTTTTGTAAGCGTATTCCCAGTGGTGTTGCCAATTAAGAGCTGACCATTGGTGTAGCTTGATTGCCCCGTTCCTCCTTTGTCCACTGCAATGGTTGATGCAGACCATGTGCCAGAGGTGAGAGTGCCAACGCTTGTCAAGCTAGAGGAAACAACGCCACTACCCAGTGCGTTGCTGCTTAAAACATTGCTGTTGTTAATGAAATAAGATTTACCGCTCGCTACAGCAATATGCTCACTACTCGTCCACGCATCAGTGGCGTTCACCCAATAAATAGTTTTGTCAGTATCCCCCTTGAGGAGGATGCCACCTCCATCTGCCGTAGTGTCAGTGGGACTTGCAACACTGCCAAGTTCAATATTTTTATCATCAACAGTGATAGTGGTGCTATTGACAGTGGTCGTGGTGCCATTAATAGTAAGATTTCCGCCAACGATGACATTGCCAGTAGTGGTAATGCCATCAATGGTGGCGCCGCTCATTGTCAGCGTACCAGTGAAAGTCTTGTTGCCGCTAATTGATTGCGTACCAGTTAAATTAACATAAGCACCATCACCACCAATGGCAACAACTTGCGTTGCCGAACCACCTGCTCCACCAGCGCCATAGCCGTAGTAAAGAATACCATTACCAGCATCACTTTCGTTATAGGCAAGTTCAGCATTGGCCAAGCTTGCTGGAGCGCCAGTAGCCCCACCAGAGGCCCTGCGTTTAATGCGAATGGTGTTAGCCACTAAAAATTACCCCCATCAGTAATTGAAGAAATCACCCAAGTTGCGTCTGCTTTAAAAGATGCTGTGGCGAGGTCATAATACACCACGCTTTTATCTACTTTAGCAGTGCCATCTACAGTAACGCCACTTCCCATTGGGCCTTGTGGACCTTGGGGGCCCTGTGCTCCTTGCGGCCCTTGAGCAATAATAGTTGCTATGGCAGTTGTCTCGGAAGTAATTACAACACTACTCTCCTCTTCCTGTATGACAATTTGATTAATCTCTGGTGAGCCAATGACCACTTCAGACACGTGATTCACCTCCCAGTGAGTCCAAGATCAATAAAAGCATTTCCTTGCAGAAGATAATATTTGTCACCACTAGGCTCTGTTACCAATACGTCATATTGTCCCTGCTCAGTAATGCCGCTTGTGACAGCGCTTGATAAGCGAAGTTTAAACAGGCCACTCGCTTGCGTTGTCCAAGAAAAGTCAAAATTACTAAACTTGGAAGTGCCCAGTCTATTCCATAGCTGAGCGGCTACTGTATAGCCGCTCATATTTACGGGAGTGCCAGTGGAATCTTTGTATTGCAGGCTAAGCTCAAGCGTGGCACCTTGATAAATAGTAATGTCATATTTTCCTGGTGTTACCATGGCCAGCCTTTTTCTTTTATTGTAGGCGAATTATGTAATCTCTACCCAGCCAATCATACCTAAGGCCTTGGCATTGACGGAACTGTCAACAGTCAACACGAGGGTGTCGCTTTCGCCAGAGGCGTTTTGTCCCAAAGCAAGACGAATGGCCACTGCAATGTCATAATTATTTGCACTACCTTGGCTAACAAAACCCGCGTCAACTATAGTGCCGCCTGTAGCAGTGCCGCTAGTTGTCACTTCTACATTGCCCCTTTGATTGTTCGCAGCACTCCACACCACTCCACTAAGTGTTGGATTTAAGCGCAGACGCCACAACACAACATCGCTAGAGGATGTGGCAGTGGAGATTCTCACGGGAAGAATGACATTACCAGTGCGGCCACTGGCCATGCGAATGCCCGCAGTGATGCGCTCGCCAGATGTGTTCGGAACAGTGGTCAGATCATGACTAACTGAATACACTGCACCATCTGGCTCGTACCCACCTTCACTCAGTACGCTGCTACAAATCTGCTTCATGGTGCGTCCCGAAGCTTGAGCAGAGGCGTTTTGAATGTGGTAGGACAATGGCAAAATAGCCGTTGTCATATATGCACTAGTCAATGTGTTGTAATGATTAAATTCATGGCAATAAATAATCTCTCCATTAACAACAAAACCAGCCCTCACTCGTCCCACTCCAAGCCATTCAAGATCGGCAGTAAAAATCTGAGCTTTAGAAATGTCCAGCGAATCAAGAGTGTTAATATTCCATGCTGATTGATTGACTACGTTTTCAACAACAGCGCCAGACGTAAAGCTTCTAATGACCATTTGCAACGTAGTACCACTTGCTCTAAACATCACGCCATTCTGATCATCAAAGAAACCCACTTCTTGAATGAGACCTGCCGTTGGCGTGGCGCCAGCAAAGCTTTGCGTGATCATCATGCTCTTTCCTGGTTGATACGGAAAGTATTGCTTAGTTCTGCGCAGCACCGTATCGCCAGACGCGGTGGTAGTCGTTAAAGCAGTGCTGCTTTCATTTGTTAAATATGTGACCACGCCTCCATTGGAAAGGCGATCAAACCATTGATCAGCACGCGTGTTGTAGCGCATTGTGCTATCAAACAGCGTATAAGGAGCACTTGTACGAGCACGACCAAATGCATCCACGGCTCCGCTATCTGGACCAGTTTTTAAAATTTGCCCGCGATAATCTGCTTCAATATGAGTTTCGAACTGTTCACCACCTGCAATAATTTGTCCCATGACAATTCTGTCTTTCTTGTATTGTAGGAGCAAAAAGAAAGGGCCTTTCGGCCCCGTTCTTTATTTACCCTGTCCGCGCATTTTTTTGCGGCCATGGCTTGGTTTGCTGTTTTTACCTTGCCCCTGAGCAGATTTTTTAGGTTTGCCAGGCGTGAACAGCTTTTGTCCGCTGATGCCGATTTTGCTTTTTGCCGCCATGGAAAGACGATGAAAACAAAAGCTTAGCTATTCCAAGGCAGACCGTTGCCTGTGGTGGGAGTGCGCTGCTGGGAAATCTGATCGGCCAAGGCCGCTTCGATTTCTGCCACTTTCTCAGCGCCAAATTTTTCCTTCACCCATCCAGTGACGATTTCGGGCGTCAGTTGAGCATAGGGAATTTCATCGTCCTCATCGGGCGCTTCAAGACCAAGACTGCCATAGGCCGAACTTGCATAAGTGCCATCATCGGCAGAAATTGTATAGTGAACCGTGTAAACGATCCCGTCATCAAGGAGGCGTTCCAGGTTTGCAACGCCCCATTGGTAAGTGATTGCCATGACTAGAAAAAAATGGTCTTAATTAGTTTAAGCAATGAAATAAAAAAAGGATGGCGGAAAGCCGTCCTAGGTAGAGTAACGAAGGTGACTGCTGAGCCTAACAGTGGTGCAAAGGGATACGGATGAGCTGGAAGAATCTCCCAACCCATCCGATCTGTTCACCGCAACGCTTGCAGCAGTAAGAAGAGTAGCTCATCTAGTGAGTAGGACTACAAGCCCGCAGCAGTTAGACGACCTTCCAGATCTTCGATTTTCTGGAGAGCTTCCTGCAGGGCAGCCGTCAGCAACGGCACCAGCTTGGATTGGTCGATGCCTTGGTAGATGGGGGTGCCGTCTTCATCCACTTCGTCTTTGGTGCCAGTGACGCACTCGGGGACGATCTCTTGTGCTTCGTGGGCGATGAAGCCGTCAACGGTTTTGTCGGGATCCGCTATGAAGTTGAAGCGGTGAACGGGGATCTGCTGGAGGCGATCAATGGCGTCGGTCAGTGGGACGACGTTTTCTTTCAGGCGGTAGTCGGAGGAGGTGTTGTAGGCGGTAGCTGTTGTTGTTGTTGTGATGTCACCAACACCAGCACCGCTTCTACGAAAAGCAATCGCCCTAGTTGAACCGGAGGCGAGGTTCGAGTTAAGAAATAAGTTACCTCCTCCGTCATTTCTGGACAAAAAGAGCGCCGCATTACTTGCTTGCATCCCAACACCCACCGTAGTGTTGTCAAAACCTGGAGACGATGTGGATGTTTGAGCAATTCTCAAGTCGCCGTTGCTATCTAGCCTGAGCCGCTCCGTCGGACTTGCTGCACCATCTGCCGTGGTAGAAAAGACAAGCCTGCCCGGCATGTCGTTGGTGCCGGGAGTGCCGTCTACCTCTGCTCCAATATTCGCCCCGATTAAATAATTTGTTCCATCAGCGCCTGCAAATGCAATTTGGCCTAAAGAATCGTTCGCTTGCACAATAGTATTGACGCCCAACGCCCCCCTAGATTTTATGAAATGCAAGCGAGGGCGATCATTGTCTGCCGAAAATCTTGAAATAGATAGTTGCGATGTTTCATTGCTATTGCCTGCAACTTGGACTTGCGCGTTACCAAGTGCTGCTGTGCTAATGCTTGTAGACGTACCAACCAACAACCTGCCGGAGCTGTCGATGCGGGCTACTTCACTGGTGCTAATCTTGGCAATGAATGGCGCAGTAGTTGCAGCAGAAGTAAGCGTAGTTGTACCTGTTGCATCAATCCTCATCCGC